TCGAAAGGAATCCGAAAATACCCATTGAAGTAATGAGCATCAGAACTAAGACTGCCGTAGTAAAATATCCTCGAACGAGATAGTTGATTCGATCCCATTCGTAGTGAAGCCACGCTGCACTAACAATTTTTCCAAACTCTAAAACACTGGCCATAACTAGAACAGACATTACTGCTCCAGAAAAAATAGTAGTCAAACCGATGATGCTAAAATAAGCAGCACAGGTTGCTAGAGTTAGTGATGTAAATAATGTTAGCCACTTCATAGGAATTCGTCAAATGATTCTTTTAATGATTCTACTAAATGCTCCATCATACCATTTGTATGAAGAGGAGTCGGTGTAATACGTAATCTTTCTGTATATATGTCAACTGTCGGATGATTAATCGGCTGAATATATATTCCATGTTCGTTTAAGAGTCTATCACTGATACTTTTACAACGCTTCGCATCTCGTACCATCACTGGAATGATATGTGTACAAGCAGCTTCATGTATTTCTAATCCAGCATCATGGATCATAACAGTAAGAGTGTTAGCTCTTTCCTGGTGTTTTTCTCTGAGTTCATTATGATCTATAAGATAACGAATTGAAGCGATTGCTCCAGCACAAAGTACTGGACTCATGCTAGTAGTGAATATAAACCCAGAAGCAACAGAACGGATAGCGTCAAGAACATCTCCATCGCCGGTGATATACCCACCTTGGCAACCAAACGCTTTACCCAATGTTCCGTTGATGATGTCGATTCTGTTTTCGATTCCGAGTTTTTCACAGTATCCTGCTCCTGTTTTTCCGTACAAGCCTACTGCGTGTACTTCGTCTATGTAAGTGATTGCGTTATACTTGTCAGCTAGATCACAAATTTCTTTGATTGGTGCAACATCACCATCCATACTGTAAACTGACTCAAATACGATACAAGGAACTTCCTTCATCATCTCGCAAGTTTGCAGAGCTAGCTCTAATTCTTCGAGATTATTATGTTCCCAGATGATCTTGCTTGCTTTGCTATGGTTGATTCCCATAATCATTGAAGCGTGATTCTTACTATCTGACAGAAAACAAATGTTAGGAATGATTCGTTTAAGAGCGATTAGTGTCCACTCGTTTGCTACGTAAGCTGAGCTGAATAACAGACCGCGTTCTTTTTTATGAAGTGATGCGATAGTATTTTCAAGAGTAACATGATAGTGGGAGGTACCACCAATATTGCGAGTACCTCCACTACCACTCCCCGTTTTATCTAATGCAGTTTGCATTGCATCAATAACGTACTGATTTTGACCCATTCCAAGATAATCATTCGAACACCAGTTAATAATGGTCTTCGGAGAGTACTTACTGTACCAGGTTGCTCTAGGAAAGTTTCCTCTTTCACGAACGATGTCGTTAAAGACTCTATAGTTTCCTTGTTCTTTGAGCTTATCAACTACCTCTTGAAAAGGTTCTTTGTTAATCATTTAGTTCGCCTTATGCGGCGTAAGCTTCATCCCAGCTTCCAGAAAGACCGGCAACTTCATATTCAGTTACACGATTTTCAAAGAAGTTTGTATGATCGGCACCATTCAGGACCCATTCTAACCAAGGAAGAGGATTATCTTTTACCTTGAAGTTCGGTTTCATGCCGAGCTGAAGCAAACGTCTGTCTGTGATATATCTTATATATTCTTTTACTTCAGATTTTTCAAGGCCTTCGACTTCACCGAGCTCATAAGCAAGTTCAATAAACTTATCTTCAAGATCTACGATGTGGCGAGACATCTCATAGATTTCTTTCTTAAACTCATCGTCAACAACACGGTTGTGCTCTTTACAGAAAGTCTTGAATAGCTTTGAGTTACCTTCAACGTGCATAGACTCGTCACGAATCGACCACTCAACGACTTTACCCATTCCTTTCATCTTACCGAAGCGTTGGAAGTTCAACAGCATTACGAATGAAGCGAATAGAGCGACTCCTTCGTTGAATACAGATTTAGCTAGTGCAAGACCAAGACCACGAAGTGTGTTGCAATCTGCTTTCATCATGTAATCGATCTTGTCGGCCATCTCCTTGTACTCAAGGAATGCGTGATATTCACTATCAGGTAGACCTAGAGTTTCATTTAGAAGTGCGTACGCGCGCTGGTGGATGCCCTCGCGTGCCGCGAAAGAACCTAACATATTACGAATCTCGTTATTCTTAAACTTAGGAATAAACTGATCGTAGTAGTTTTGTCCTACCGCAACATCTGATTGAGTAAACAAACGAAGAATGTTTGTAATGTACTCTTTTTCTGTAGCAGTAATCTTACCACCTTTCCAATCAGAAACGTCTTCAGACAAATCTAGCTCATCTTCAATCCAGTGTGCTTTCTCGTGGCGCGTGGTGATTTGTACCGCCCAAGGATAATGGAAGGGTTTATAAGTTTCTGAGAACTCTAGAAGCCCTCCTTGTTTCTTTACGAGCTTATCGGCAATAGCCATAAGATCGTTATATGTTCCAATGTGTTTTCCGTCAATAAAAATCTGAGGAACTGATCGAACTTCTTTTCCGTTCGACATCTTTTGATAAAAAGCCAATCTTTGCTCTTCGTCGTCTAATAGTACTTGTGTATACCCATAGCCATGCTGAGTAAACCAAGCTTTTGCCTTTTCACAGAAAGGGCAATTTGATTTAGTGTAAATAAGTACATCCATTTTTCTTCCTAGTTTTGTATCATCCCTGGCAGGCGATGCATTCATCTTGCTGTTCCTCTTGTCCGTTGCTAAATTTAACTTCGTTTGGGTTGATGATATCGTCTAATTTTTCTCTTTCAATTTTCTGTGCTACGTTCTCAGCTCTGTTAGAAGTCTCAGTACGTAGATAATATAGTCCCTTGCAACCTTGTTTCCAAGCTTGGTAGTGTACCTGGTGTAGATCTTTTTTAGTCGCACCAGCAGGGAAGAACACATTAAGTGATTGACCTTGGCAAAGATACTTTTGACGATCACCTGCTAATTGAATTAGTGCAAGCTGATCGAGTTCAATTGCGGTCTTGAATACGTTCTTAATGTGGTCACTTAAGAAATCTAGATGCTGAACACTACCACCATTGGTGATAATCATGCTCCAGACTTCATCGGTATTTTTACCTACCTTTTCGAGTTCTTCCTCGAGGTAGGGATTTTTATTTAGGTGAGAACCCACTCTTGTTCGAGAAGTAAATGCGTTTGCTTTCCACGGTTCGATCGAAGGTGATGTGTTTACGATCATAGAACTATTTGCGTTGGGAGCAATAGCAAGCATGTGAGCATTACGACGACCAGTTCCTTCCATATCAGGAGCTTCACCACGACGCTTACCCATCTCAAGAGTAGCTTCTACAGCTTTTGCTTTAATATAACTGAAGATCTCTTCGTTCTTTTGAACAGCTTGAGAACTATCAAATGCGATACGATGCTTTTGGAAATAACTGTGTAGTCCCATAGCACCAAGACCTAGTGAGCGTTCTTGTGTTGCTGAGTAACGAGCTTTACTAATCTCATCACCAGCGTTGTCAATAAAGAACTGAAGAACGTTATCTAGAAACACGACAAGATCTTTGACCATTGGAGTGTCTTTCCACTCATCATACATTTCAAGATTAACTGAGGAAAGACAACATACTGCTGTTCGTTCTTCGTTGGTCACAAGGTGAATCTCATTACATAAGTTCGATCCTCGAATCTTCATTCCCTTTTGCTTTTGAGCGTCAGGTAGAGCGCGGTTTGCAGTATCAATAAAGTTGAGGTAAGGTTCACCTGTACGATAACGAGTTTCGAGAATGTGTTCCCAAAGCTTACGAGCTTTCATAGTATCACGAACAGTACGATCATTAGGATCAAGTAGGTCCCACTGAGCGTCTTGTTCTACCGCTTCCATAAACTTGTCTGTAATATTGACTGCGTGGTGTAAGTTCAAGTTCTTACGGTTAACATCACCAGTAGGAATACGCATGTTGATGAACTCAACAATATCAGGATGATCAACATCCATGTAAGCTGCGTATGAACCTTTACGAGTACGTCCTTGTCGATATGCAACCATGTCAGCGTCTACTGTATGTAGGAAAGGCATCGGACCTGGGGCTTTTTTCGATACTGCACGAATATCTGACCAGTGACCTCCAACTCCTCCGCCTTTAACTGATAACCAACGAAGTTCATTACTGTGTTCGATGAGTCCCTCTAGTGTATCTGGAACATAAGAAAGAAAACAGCTAATGGGTAATGCCTTTACTGGCTCGCCTTTAATCGGAGCATTCGAGAGAACAGGAGATGCATACATGAACCAACCTTTCGAAACGTAATCGTAAATGCGTTGCGCCAAGTTCATATTACCGGCTGAGAAAGCAACAGCTGCGCGAGCATAAGCCATCTGAGGAGACTTCTCGTCATCGCGACAATAATAGTCTTTTAATAGTTTAAATGATTGTTCAGATAACAGTTTATCTCGTTTGGTATCAATGTCTATACCTAAATGCTGCATTTTCAGCTCCTTAAAATTTTAATTGTTATTTACATAAGAGTTTGCTAGAGGAAAAATCTTTGCAATTACTTTTGCAATCTCTTTAGCAATTTCCATGTGTTCTTTTTGTGTTCCGTTGCCGCTACGAAGATTAATGAAATGAATCCAAGAACGAATAGTACCGTTCATGTACATACGTGACAGAGTTAAACCTTCTGGTAGTACTGCTCGAGCTTGCTCTTTAGCGATGCCATTTTTTATAGCCCAACTATATGCACGTTGAGCTGCTGTTATAACTTGTTCTTGTTGCCACTTCCATTCTTCAACTAATTTTGCGTCATCGATTTCGATACTGTTTTGACGATTCTTAGGATCCTGAAATCTTGCTTCACGTGTTTCAAAGTCTAGATCTTTAGTCGGATCTGCGTAACGCTGACTGAATTCTTGAAAACTAAAACTACGATGACGTAAGATCTGACGAGCGATATCTCGAGTTGTTTCAATTTCTAAACAAGCGCTTACCATTTCAAACGGTGACCAGTGAGCATGCTTCGCTAAGTAATTAAGAAGCTTTTCACTCGTTTGAGAATTAAATTGGTTTGAAGGATTGCTGACGCGTGCGCAGAAAGCGATGAGATCTTGTACATCACCAAGTCCTTCTTCTTTGACTTCTTCCGTAGGTTGTGAATAACTGATTAGTTTAACTTTCACGATTTTCTCCATTCCATAAATTTAAGTTTAGCCACAAGTCCCTTGTAAGTATTTTGTTTGATAATGTTCTCAATATTATTTAATTTATTTAAATGCATTTCATTAATATCTTTGCCGGGCACATTCTTTGGCCATATACAAATCTTATAGCCACTATCGATAATTTTTTCCATACGTTTATGTATTTCTTTATTGCGAGGTTCTGCGTCAAAAACAAAGACCGCATTTTCTTTAGCTTTCTTGAGGGAAGCAGTGTTTCCATCTGCACCTGCCATAGCAACAGCGTTCTTAAGAAAGAAACTATCTATAGCTCCCTCAACAATATAGTATTCACGATCAAAGTTGACCGTGTCAAGGCCAAAGATCTTAGGTCGATCTTCGAACATGATAGTAATGTATCTTATACCTTTGGGATCAAACCCTCGTGCTGATACACCAAAAACCCTTTTATTCTCATCGAGAAAAGGAATCACTAGACGAGGCTCATCTTTTTCTATGTTAGCGAACTTATTTGGTATGATACTATTAATCCAAGTCTTAAACTTAGGAGCATAGTACAGGCGATAGTGTTGATTCGCTGGAATTTGCCTCTTTTCTATATATGCTTTGACTGGGTGGTTCCAGTTCAATTGACTCACTTTTTTTATACTTTTTAGAGGATTTTTTTCGAACCGAGGAGCCTCAAACTTCGTCGTCTCGAGGATAGGCTTAGCCGTATTAGCAGAGTCTTTCATGAACTTATCTGCTACGTAGTCTTTGAATGCTAGAGGATCGACAGTCTTGAGAAAGAAAGAAAAAGACTGACTCGCACCACAATTATGGCAATAGTAGAAGAAAGCGCTGTCTCGTTCCAACAACCAACCACGGGCTTTGGAACGAGACTTTTGCGAGTCACCACAGATAGGGCAACGGAAATTAATCTTATAAGGATTCGTGGATCGAATCCTGTACTGGTCTAACCTGCCGGCTAGCGTTTGTGCGTATTGAAGATCTACAAAATCAATCATAGTATAAAAAGATCCATATATGTTTTCTAGTATAGAGGATTATATACTAGTTACAGTGAAATGTCAACCAATAAATGCTGAAAGATCAAGGGAATTGAGGATAGGAACAAAAATTCCAATAACCGCGGCTGCTCCGAGTAACCACCACTTAAGGTTTTCGAGAGCTCTGAGTCTATCTTCTTGACCAGAAATTTCTTCTTCCATATCATTCATACGTCTGTCTAGGTTGCCGTTAAGCTTCGCTAGTTCAGTCATAATCTCTTTGTTTCGCTGCTCACGATTACGAGAACTCTCATCTGCTACTCGCTGATGATCTTCTTTCGAAGACTTACGATATTCTTCTAATCTCTTTGAGAGCATTTCTGTACGCTTAATGTCTTCTTGCTTGTGTTCTTCCATCGTTACTTCGATATCTTGTAACTTGGAATCAAAGTGTTCGATGATCTTTTGCTGTACTGCAAGACTCTTAGTCATATCTGACATTTCGGACATGACTACGTCCACTTTATCAAAAAAGCGTTCGATTTGCTTTACATCTTTCTTAATGAGAGCGATATCTGTTTTAACGTCGCTGAGCTCTTCCGACATGTAACCCTCCGGTGGATTCTATTATATCACCGAATACATGATATGTCAACTAGTATTTATAGAAAAAGGAGATTACTAGAAGGATTAATTTTCAACCTTTTCAGTAACTTTTTCTTCTTGCTTGGGCTTCTTAGTAGTTACTTCCTTGTAGTACACGATCACCTCTCCGAGTTCACGTATGTACCTACGAAGCTCTTGAACGTTACCTGACATAAGCTCATAATCCTTCACTGTCGATGCAACGAAGAGGATGTCTCCACCTGTAGCGATCTTAATATCTTCTAAGAATTTATCGAGGTAAGTATAGCCGACTGGCCAGTTTGGATTTTCTTTTTCTTCTTGAGGACAGGCTTTAGGAACATTAGTCTGTGGTGTACCGTCTTCTTTCAACACAGGATTGCCTGATTCATCCAGTGTTGCAACGGGTTTACATGGGTTGGGTACTACTGCTTCAGAAACTACGTACCACTGAGGGGCTTGTAGTTGAATCGGACGAGGTAGCGTAGGTTGAATGATCTCGATCTCAACGGGCTTAGTAACAATTTGAATGGGTTGTTCTTTCTTACCGAAGAGCCCAAGGTTACCTAATGTTGAACAACCACTAATTAGACTGATTGTCGTTAAGAGCAGCAATGTTCTTGCTATCATTCTCTATCTCCTCAAAAACTTTTTTAGTTCCATTATTCATGCGGTTGGCAACTAAACCGGGTTTCATTAACGCAAGCTTATCAAGATTGTGGCGCTGGAAGATCGACATATAACGATCTTTCTCAGCAGAAATTTCTTGGTTGCGTTGTTGCAGGTTTGTAAGTGCAGCTGCTTGTTTCTCAAAGGATTCTTTTATAGCTTCGATTGCTGCTTTTTGTTCTTCAACTGCATTTTCGAGTTGAACAACATTTCCTTTTAGAACAAGGTTGTTAGCTTGAAGCACTTGGTTTTGTTGATATAACCAGAAACTTGCTCCACCTAAAACAATTATAATCGCAATAAAAAACTGATTCATAATATTCCCCTATAAGCCAACTGTTCTTACAGCCCATAAATGACATCTTTCATATATCACTAACCTTGTTGCCGGAGACGGTCTCCAGCCAAGAGTTGCTCTATCCATACACTGGTTGCGAAGATGTTTGACTGTATCTCTTTTCACTTCTGTCATAACATCTGGTGATGTTGTAGTACAACCACTAATTAGAAGGATCAGCATTAAAGCACTGATCCTCATGATTAGTTTTGTTCTATCCGATAATGTATACCATTAACGTCTTTAACGTGAACGAGTTTCTTGTCGACGGTTTTGAATTTTAATTCTTTCCAATTAGCTACAATTATTCTCTTAGCATTAGGCCAAGACTTATCATCACCGTCTCCAAACTTATTATTATAAGAAACGGTAATTGTATAAGTTGGCCTTTTGAATAAGGATAGTAGCCAATTAATCATGACGATTAAAAGAAGAAATTACTTCTTCTTCTTTTCTTCCATTTCGTCATCGTCGTCATCATCATCGTCATCGTCGTCATCATCATCGTCATCAGACTCGTCTTCATCCTCGTCCTCATCGGACTCGTCTTCGTCTTCGTCTTCTTCATCAGAAGGATCTTCGTCGTTGTCCTTCATCATTTTTTTGTACTTCTCTTCAAGAGCAGCACGAACGCGAAGATTCATTTCATCTTCGAAAGCCTCTTTCATTTTAAGAGGATTGTTGTCAATAGCCTCAGCTACGATTTTTTCAATTGACATCTTTTTTCTCCTTAAGGAAATTGTATAAGTTTATTTATTTATTAAACTTGTTCTAAGCGTGACATAAGCCTTTCAGCTCTGTTAGTCACTTGTTTATACCATCTCGAATCACGACCTTCAACACCAGCAGTTTTCCAATCATGATCGAGTACAGCTGCGTTGAATTTCTTAAATCCACCTAAGCGATTGCGACCCATATTGAACATCATGTTGACTAATATCTCTTGGACTTCTCCAGGTAGATCATTAAATTCGCTTTCTCCGTATAGAGCATAACACTCGTTGATGGCAATATCCAAGTCTCTATCAAAACACTGTCTGACACGCTCCTCGTTAACTGGAGTTCCAACTGGTTGGCCGTGTTCTGGATCGCTTTCGAGGACAAGATGACCTACTCCGAAAGTTGGGAGTCCAAGGTGGTCGAGGTAGACTTCATTCACTACGCCCTCATCAACTTTAAGTTGCTCAAATACATTGTCTTTATTTTGTTGATTCATTCTTATTCATACCTTTTATAATCATTATCAGGATCAAAATCATCGACTGCCTGATAACGCGTTGATTTTCCGTCTTTAAACGCTATTAGTTTTGTTTTTCTATTTGGACCATCTTTCTTCAATGAAGCATGGACCCACCCAGAATTGATACCTTCTTCTGGATTGTAAAACTCAAGAATGACTTGATCAAACTCACAGTTTTCTGTAATCCAATCTGCAAGAACTTTATTAGGAACACCCATGATTTCGATGTCTACTGCTTCACCGTTACAATGCTGTGAAGATGAAGCTCCACCTACTGCTTTATTCAACTCGGGTGATCTGTAACCGCTATTTACTGTTACTGGCTTATCGAAAAACTCTCTAGCTGGCTGACATATTTTTTCAACTACATATTGAAGATTCTCAAGATGTTCGCCTTTCGGTGTGTTATCGATACCTAATTTGGTAGCGGTTGCCGATTTGGTGAATTCGTTTAATGCAAAGTTCTTACTTAATTTCATCTTACTTCTCCATGATTTTGTTTACTACGATTTTGGTTTTATATCAAGCATCAACTGTTTAAAATTCTTTTTCTTATATTTTTTCTGTTGTGCTGGTGTAAGGCCGGGTTCTCCTTGCGGTCCAACACCGAGGCCAGCGATAGCACCACTGCCAACACCGGTCATCTCGTTCTTATTAGCTTCTGCAATAATTTCACCGTACTCATCTAAGAAGGCTTGTAATCTTGTTTCAATCTCAATATCATCTAGTTCGTAATCTTCGTTCAATAGTCCAGCATCTAGCATTCTTTGTTCTTCTTTGATTAACCAAAGTGCTGCAGCATAGGAAGCTATTCTAGTTTGACCTAGTGGAAGTTTTCCTAGAAGTCTCTTAAGGTTTAAGACCAATCTATCGAATATACCGAAAGCTTTTCTTTCGGCGATCTTAGTGAAATCTTTACGAGGAATAAGGATATTTCCTTTCGCATCGATGATTCCTAACTTATAAGCTTCCCACTTTTCAAAAGGCGTTACTAGCCTTCTGATAAATTGGTAAACTAAAAATAGATCTACGACCATTTATATTTCCTTAAGTGTTTCCAGAATTATAATATCTGAATTTATGCTATCAGCATTGATGCTAATATCATCATAAACTATTAACTGTGGCATGAAATTTAGATACTCAACAAAAGGCTTCAAATATTCGTGATATTCGTGAAGCCTCATGAAGAGCATGTTCGTTGCCTCAGGACCAAACACATTGAACAACACAATGAGGTGGTTTAGAATCAACCGTTCTTTAAGATCTCCATCTTGTCTATAACGACTAAACAACTTTCGAAGATATTGAAATCTTTTCATATCTTCTTCAAATTCTGACATCTCAGTACACTGAGGATTGTCATAGTGTTTCATCGCATAAAGTAAAAAGGTCGATTCCGTCAACTTCATAATCAATAAAAATTAATTTTAGCTATCAGCTACGATAGTATCTTCCACCGCTGTGTTACCTGTTACACCTAAGTCACCTGCGTCAGCAGCAGAAACCTTCATTACTACGAGAGGCTCAGCTTTATGACGAGTTACGCCATTCTGATCAGTGTAAGTGTGATACAAGTTCCAACCTGGTGTATGAAGACCTTTAGCTCTGTTAGCAGCAACACCAGCCTCTGTTAAGTCAACGAATACTGCGTTGTCTTTGTCGTGAGACTTGTTAGTGTTGTTTGCGTCGTCTTCGAGCCACTTAGGTACGCTAGCAACAGCGTCTGTTTTTCCCCATAGTGCCATTTGTTTTCTCCTGTTATTTAATTTAACGTTAAATTATAACAAATATTATTTCTTTTCAGCTTTAAAAAGTTCGTTTACTAATTCAGCTTTCTTCAAACCTTTTTTAAGAATAACACCGAGTTCTACCGCACGCTCTTCAAGTTGAGCTTTAGTCAACTTATTCAAAGATGCTTTAGTGACCTTAGGTCCTGCAGCAACTTCAGCTTTAGTTACTGGTTCTTCACGAACCACTGGTGTTACTTCTTCAAATTTAAGTCCAAGTCCAAAAAAATCTTTGAACCATTCAATTAGTGCTTTCATAATTTACTCCTATAATATAGTTAATCTAATTTATATATCCGTTTCAGCTTATTTTTTCTTAGAAGCTTTTGCGGCCGCCTTCAAATAAGAAGCATTCATGTAAGACGAATTAGTCGTTCCACAAGATCCTTCTTGTTTGTCTTCTTCACCCACTGGGCGCAGACTGCGTTGTACGTCTGCAAGTGTATCACCTTCTCCACCTAAATGTCTTTTAGCGTATGATAAGATAGCTTTTTCATCGCCGCTGAGTGTTACATCATATCCGCCATACATACTAGCTGCGCCTCGTGTCATTCTAAAACCTGTACGATCTCCAATTTTTCCAGTGAATGCAGGAACTCTTAGAGTAGCTTCGTCAAGCTCTAATTCTTCGTTTGCTCTTCTTAGAGCATCTTTAACGCGAGGGTGAGATACTAAACCTTTTTTCATGTTAGCAATTTTGTTATAAGCAGCAGTATAGTTGCCGTCTTTATAACGAGCATCGTTTGCAATACCTATCGCCATTTTAATATCTTGTGCAGTAATAGGCTCATCGCTAGCTTCTTCTTTCTTCATCGCTTTAGCAATTGCTTTACGACGATTGTGAAGATACTCGTCAGAAGAATCTACGTCACCATCATTATCGATGTCAGCGTCTGCTTTACCGACAGGATCCATTTTCTTCTTCTCATTTAGCTGAGAACGAATAGCACTTGCTAGAATCTCATCAATTTTATCTTTGAACGACATTTTAGTCTCCTATAAAATACTTATTGTTTATTTATCTAATGATGTAATTTGTATCTTGAGATCGTTTACACCTTTAATTAACCTGTGGTATTCGTTCTTTTTAATATTGAACTCCATACCTGGCTTCAAAAGCCATGGAAGGCAGCCTTCCCATTGAAATTGCCAGCCGTCTCCCTCTAAAATCTTTATCCGTCTATTGTCGTGATCCATGTGCCAGACGTAATTTTCGTCTTCAGCATCCACATCAAATATTCTTATGTCACCCACATTGTAATAAGGTTCATAATACTCATTCGTGAGTGATGTCATTACTAATCAACCTTCCGGATAAAATATCCGCTTTTTCGTTTTGAATAATTTCTATACAAAGATTGGTCACTTCGATTTCTTTTCGAATGAACCACATCTTCCTTTCAAGTTTTTCTAGCTGTTCTTGATAAAATTCGAGTTCTTTTTCTTTTCTAACTTTCTGTTCTATAATATCAGCTAGCAACAATATGTTGCTGGACATTAGATAAGTCCCGCAACCATCCTAATCGCTTCTATAGCTTTTTGAGCGCGAATTTTATTTTCTTCGAGATCTAAACCATCAGAAATTTTTTGAAGATCGAGTAGATCTTCGACTAATTCTGTGTACTCTGACTCTGAAAGATCTCCAGCGTCATATAATTCTTTAAGTTCTCTTACCTTTGCTTCTTGAATTTCTTGCCATGTTTCTAGATTCACGATCTTCTACCTCCGAATACTTGTAGAGCTTCAGCTGTTATTTTGTGTATGTTTTCTCTTTTGATGCGGCAATAAGCTTCACTAGGATTCTCACGCTCATTCAATTCTTTTGTAATATCACCTATTTGTTCATATATCTTAGCGATGTTCTCGTTAAGTCTATACTTACTATACGTTTGTAACCACACTGCTCTATAATTCATTTGTTGAATTGCAGATTCTTGACACCACCCAGCGGGAGCCATAGTAGAAATTACATTTAACTCGACGAGCTTTCCATATTCAACATTGTCGAACTTACTTGGAATAAACTTTCCAAGACTTGAACAGCCACCTAAAAATGTTACTAACACTAGACCTAATACTAATTTTTTCATTTTTTACTCCTTACCAAAAATAATCGCCACCGCCCTGCAATCCTAAAGACTTAGCATACTTAGGTAAACGACACGCCCAGTATCCTGGAGTCATCTTATCGTTCTTAGTATCACATTGGTGTCTTGCAGCAAAACTCTTTGCAGCGTCTCTATCGTTAATCTTTGAAGTGAGTCCACCTTTTTCATCTCCGAACTCGATCTTCTTGATGTTTCTTGTTTTTGGATTACGAACATAAACAACGTATTTCTTATCACCAGAGCTTCGCTTTGGTGAATTTAGTTCTGGTTCTTTTTCTGCAGCCAAGAGTCCCATAGAACTATCGAACTCGATCATAGGCTGTTCGAGAGGGACTGTAACCCCCTCGTAAATGCCGAACCTTTCTTCGTTGTAAAAGTTCTTAAAGCCTTTCAATTTTATTTTCCACCGTGATTTAATATAATCATACGAAGGTAATCACCAGCTTTAGCTTTTGGATACATGCTGTTAAATGCTTTTGAATCATGTCTGGTAATAACGTCTGCGATAGCTTCACTAGGATCTGTATCTAGTCCGTAGATATGTTTTCTGAGATCGGTGAGTTTGTTGGCTTTATATAGATCATGAGCTTTTTGAAAATCAGCTTTATCCATTCCTCCGCGCTTAGCGAGTCCTTCGAGGGCTTTAAGTGCTTCGTTACGTCCTTCTTCAAGCTCGATTTCTTCTTTCTTTACCTCTTTTTTCTTATCTGGGTGCGTGCCAAACTCAGAAGTGCCAGCCTTTCTACGTTTCTTCGCCATCATAGAAGCATAGTTCTTCGGCACTTTATAACCTGCTTCATCAAGTTCGACTTCTTCTTTCAAAGCCTCGAGGTCGTCTGGTGCGTACTGCATGACTTCACCATCATCGCGCTTAACAGTGTAGTACTTACCTTTTTCAGAAGGATCAACTTTAGTGACGACGCCTTCCTTGCCGCTATGAACACACTTAACTTTATCGCCTACTTCGAAATGCGACTCGACTAGTTCTGTCTGTTCAACAAATCGCTTAAATCTTAACATTTTTCTTATCCTCCGAATTCGTGTCCTGCAACACGCTTCATTTGTTTTTTAAATTCATCAAATGATGGTTTGTCTTTATATAATTTAATGCTTATCTCTGGACGATCTTTTCCTTTGATGCGCCAGTTGTAACCTTTTTCTTTGTGCTCAGGTTTAGTTGTCTTTACGACTCTGCGCTTGAAACCCGCTTCCCAAGTTTCAGAACCTTCTGAAATAAACTCTTTAAAGCTTTTCATTATCTTAGAATCTTAAGTATTTTCTTGAAATCTTCTGGACTACGTCCGATTAGAGTTTGAAACTTTTGCTTGTCTAAAGACTTTTGAATAGTACCAAAAGCTCTTAGAATCTTGTCAGCATCTACTTTAGAAACTTTCATTTTCTTGCGATTGGTGAACTCCATCTCTCCACCTTCGATATCAGAAATCTTTCTCAATTGCATGATAGGATTCTTCTTAGCAGCAGCTCGATCAGCATCTGTAGCTACGTCGTCTTCATCATCTTTGTCTCTAAAATCTTTATCTCTGCGGATAGCAGCCATAGCATCACGTCTTGCGTTTTCATCGAGATCTTCTTGCACACTCTCTTTTCCAAGACCTTGGCGAACTAAGTTGTAAATTACTTTGTTTCCAATTACTTTGTCAAGAAGAATCTTGGCTAGCTTTTCTGCCATCTTCTTCTCTTTCATTGTTAGCTCTTCGCCAGAATCCATTTTCATAATGGTTCTCTTGATTAGCGCTAGGTCTTTACTATCAGCGAGACCAAGTCTAATTAATTGTTGGAGTTTTGGCATGTCTGTTGCGTCAACAGCTTCACCCTTTTCTTCTATAAAGTTTATAAATTTTTTCATCTTTTTAGCCTCGAAAATCCTTTGCGTTTATAATCTTTTTCTATAGTCATTTTGACCATCTTTGCAATTTCGTTAGCATCATCAACATTTCCACTACTTAAATCTTTCATCAATTTATCTTTTACTGCGGTGAGTAGCGCATCAACAACACTCCCGTCACTCGCAGCTAGAGTTCCTTCATCAAGCTCGACTTCTTCTTTCATCGACCAGTTGCTTTTATAATTAGCAGGAAGTTTTCTTACGCTATAATCTTTTTTGCTGATCGCAGAAAGACCCATACTATCTAGAGAGTCATGCGCATCTTCTTTGGATCTGAAAGTATCGAATACTTTACCTTTCTTGTAGATTGCGTAGGTGTCTGCTTCATCAAGATCAAGCGATTCTTTCTTAGTTCTCATTGCTTGATCGATCATGCGAAGTTTTCCTTCTAACTCTTTGATCTCTTCAGCTCGTGGATTCTTACCACCTAGTGCAGTTAAGCTGCTGTGTTGTCTCTTAAGGTTGCTAATTGTATCTTGAATTTTGATCTTCTTTAATTTGAGAACATCTGGTGTGTATTTCAAATATACGTTCTTAACGCCCCATTGTCCATCTTCACTAACGTATTCTACTTCTTCGAACATTTTCTGAAGTTGCATGTAATAAGTATCTAGTACATGTCCTCTATCTACTGGAACTTTTCTTTGAGCACCGTTTAAAGTAAATGTAATTGATCTGTCGTCTTTCTTAACAATCTTTCCACCGTTTGATCTGATTTCTTTTTCAACTGTGGAAAGAGCAACAGCTCCTTCTTCAATGGATATAACTGACTCATCGAGTTTACCACCGGCTGAAGTAAATGCTGCGATCGCCATGTCACGGCGCTTCTTATCATCTGCATTTTTAAACTGAGGAGCATCTGACTTCATGAAATCGTCGATCCAAGCACCTAGACCATCAGACACTTTTAGCTTTTCGCTAAGTTCAACTGATTCTTTACGCTGTTTATTTTTTACGCCCATATCAGTAATGCCTTGGCCTGGAGTGTCTTGTTGAAGCTTCTTACGAGCTTTGTCAGTTCCCCAGTCTCCTGCTCCACCTGCTTCTTTTAGGTCCTTGAACTTAATCACTTTTACTTCCTCTGTGTTGATCCCAAAGATCTTTGTCTGTTGTTTTTTGTGTTTTTCCACCAGTTGCAAATGAATTAACTCTAGCTAATCCCCATTGTGTAGGAGTTGTACCTGGTCTATGACCTGTGCGCCATGCTGCGACACCACGATCAAAAACTTTTTTAAGAATGGAATAAGAAATCCCTGTCTTTTCGGCTTTGTCTCTTAATGATTTTTTAGGATTGCTCTCGAAAACAAACTCAACAGATTCTATTAGATCATTAATCTCTTGAATCTTTTCTTCTTTATTGTATTGAGCTAATACCATATCGACTTCTTTTGCTTTCTTAAACATACGAAAACGCTTATCAATTACGACTGCACCTTTCTTATCTAAAAGCATGTGTGGCTTCTTGAGGTGAGCTTTCTCGTAATTAGTTTCGCCGAATATCTTTTTAAACTTTGAAGTATGTTTGCTAGGCTTTGTCTCTGCAGTAGCATCACCAGGAGCTGGCTTATAGGCTGCAGGATTATCATCGTCCATCTTTGCTTGTTTATTGAATTGCGCTTTGCGCTTGGCTGCGGTTGACTTTGAAAGGCCTGCGTGATATGATGCACCTTCTTCGAGTCTTTTCTCAAAGGTGTATTGCTGATATACTTCTTCGTTAAAGCGTGCATTAGTTAATCTTAGCGCATTCTTTACTTCAGGATGTCGAGACAATCCTTTCTTAATCTTATCAATTTCTTTAATAGCGTAATTCATATTAGCGCCGAGGGTGTTTGCCATTTCAACTGCTAATTCGAGATTACTTTTTGTGTTTGGAAGTGATTCTGGTTTTTCAACTCTTTCTGAAATAAACTTTTCGAAGATGCTGTTGAAGTTTATGCTTACACTCTCAGGAACTCTAGCTTTAACAATAGAGACTGGTTTTGGCTTATAAGCTGCTGGAGCTGTTGCTTTTGCAACCTTAGCTGCAAATCTATCTCTCTCCATTTTCTTAATTTTCGGAATGTAGCGTCTCATTAGAATCTTGAGACGAGCTTTAGGAATACGCGCAATACGATCGTCGATACGCTGTCTTGCACTATATGGAAGATCTGCATATCGATTACTCTTAGCAAATCTTTGCTTGAGCATACGAAGAACCATTTTCTTAGCGCGTTTTTGAACCACCGCTGTCGTCGCTCTACGTCTCATAGCTCTACGACGACCCATTTGAATCTTAGACTTAAGTCTGCGCATAATCATCTTGCGCTTGAGTCTTTGTTGACGTGTTAGAGCTTCTTCTAGTTCGAGTTGTTCGACTGCTTCTTTAATTCCCATGCCAGCTCTAACTGCGTTATAAACAGAAGCCGCTTGAGATTGAAGTTTAGGAGGTAAGCTTTTCTTGAAAGACTCCATGTCACCATCTTTTGCAAATCCTCTTGCTTTAGAAGCTGACATACCTGAAACATCGTCTGAATCAGGATCGCGCTCACCTGCAGATACTACTTTGATCTCATCATAATTGTAGAGATTACCATTATATTTGTTGAGTAGATTATCAAATTCAGAGACTCTATCTGAGCCTACGACTACAATGAGTTTCTTAAATCTATTCTGAAGCTCTGTTGCAACTTCGAGAATAGTTCTAGACTTGCTTTTAACAATTAACTTAGCACCAAACGCGCGCTTTGCGAATCTGATTTTTTGGTCATAAGTTAGAGGATTCTTTTTAGGATCAGTACTTTGAGATAAGTAAACGAGTGGTATTCCGCCGGACTTAAGAGCGGTTGCAACCACTGCGTTAACAAGTACATTATGGCCAGTTGTGATTGGATTCATTCGCCCAAATGTAATGACTGCAGTGTCACTCTTTGGCGCTTCTCTTAATTCAGGTTTCACATCAACATATTTGTCTGGATTGAAACTTGGTTTCCACTTCTTCTTTTTAATGACTTTTTTCTTTGGTTTTGGTTTTTCGACTTCCGGATTATCGTCATCACTTGGATCGATTTCAAGCGCTGCGTCATCGTCGTCTGGTGCCTCTACGAAAGATACAGGCAACGAAATATCACACGATTTAACGGAATTCAAGAATTCTTGAAATATTTGGCTCATTATTGATAAGTCCTAGTTAAATTTGAATCTACTCTTTGTTATTTATAATTTTCTTTAAACGAGGAAATGAATTCGTAGTTTCTATGGGCGCTAGAGCCCCATATTGTGCTTTCTCTAATCCAGCCAAGAGCTGGAGTAGGGCTAGCTATCTTAAGTGGTATTGCTGTTCTTCGCTGTCCTCTAATAAAGTATGCGTTATCAACAGCTCCTAAAATACCTCTTTGTTCTATTTCACTGACTAAAAACTTAGCTGTATTCCTAGTCATAGCATAAGCATGAGCACCTTCGTGTCCATCTATATCTATTAATTCCCGTGGCTCTCCGGCACTAACATGATCATATCGCTTTGGGTTTGATACTTTGTATCCCAAAACAACTATAACGTTATCTGGAATATTTATAGTAAGTGGTTGGAGCATGATAGCATCGTGCTCTAGTACCACACCTACATCATCAGGACCATCAGCGATAAGTTTCCAAATAGCACCGTGACCAGCGCTACACGCATTTGCTTTTTGTGAAGGATTAGGATCTGGTAGATAACGGACAGGTTCATGGAAGTGCATTCTAATTCCAGTTAAACACCAACCTGCTCGGCCAGTCATATTCTGATAGCCTTGAAAGTATTCCCACTTTAGACCGACACTATCACAAGAATCTGCGCATATCTTAGCATATTCTTGAGAAACCGGCGTGTTAATTTTAAGAATATATGCCTTTGTGCTCATTTTAATTTGTATTTGCGTAGAAAAGAATCAGTGCGTACAAGAACATAAACACACTCACGAACAATAAAGCGTAAGTAAGTAGTAA